AATTATGCTCCCAGACACCCACGGTGGTTGCATTGGAATGACTTGGAAATTCTGAGATATTATCTCCCCCGTACATAATGCAAATTGAAATTGCTGTTCTTGAAAATATGTCTGATGTAAAGGCGTATAAAGATTACTCGATGTAATCGGAGGATTTCCATATGGATAGGTCTGCTTTGGTATTACAACTTTACTACTCCTGTATGGTTCATTTATAATGCATTGAGAAGCCGTGGCCGAAGAACCAGATATGGATAGATAGAGAGGCGTGTGCTTGGTTAGCCCCTCATATATTACTGCATATTCGGTTTGAATTAATGAGGTAGTAAACTCTCCATTCGCATCCGTGACACATTCAATGGATGCATGTATTACAAACGAGTCTTCCCATGATATATTTCGGGCAATGGGGAGGATTGATACAGTAATACCTTCGGTAGGATTTCCAATTATATTTTCCCAGTCGAATAGGACGTTAGAAATGCTTGAAGTTATTTGCGAACCTGAAATTAGGTTGTATGATGCCGTTTCATTTACACTCCCGCTTGTCTGAATATAGAAGTGATTATCCGAATATCCTCGAAGACTTATGTCATAAGTATTAGAAACTAAATCGAGCGTCTGGGGGCTGTGTAGGCAATAAACTGGGTCTGCCGTAAAAATCACCGACCCAGAAGTAGTAGGGAATTGAATCGGGCGTACCGAAAATGGTGAATCTACGACAATGCCTGCCGCTGTGCGGAATGAAAAATACTGAGAAATCATATGCTTCTATTGTACCCTCGTACGTGTCCGCCTTCGCAGACATAATATACATATTGCCCAAGCAAGGCAACACGTTATAATTTGTAACCACAAACCAGTTTGTTTGGGTATCTGTATTTTGGCTCCTCGAATACACTGCAACTGAAATCCAAACTACAAGTTGCCAAGAACGTAAAGTAATCTGCTGGCCTCTGGAAATTCGCCCGGATGAGAAAGCCTTGAGCCGCTGGTTGAACGTATGTATTGTAATACGTAATCCAGTCGTCAAATTCTGTTAAGGCGTACTCGCTTATAAAAATGTCAATTGGTTTCCCGATGGGATCGTCATAACTAATGGAACTGGTGTCCATTCCAATTGATTCAAAATACTTACTCGATAATGCTTGAACCTCTGGCAAGTCAATTAAACTATGTGTGGCGATACTTGGCCACCATTGATGCATACAGACCGCTAACCCGCCATAATTACTACCAAACTCAACTACATGTTTACCATTCAAATCCCCGAAGGATGACGAGAGAGTAAATACACTTTCTACAAAACGGACTGTATCTGTCCCAATTGGCCCGAATTGTGTGCCTAATATCTGTGGATTACCCACTGTATCATTGACCAAAAATGGTGTAAGTGCTCCACTGATGCTGTGGGTTCCTCTGCTCAACACGGGCAACCCCAGACTTGAAAATGAACCACTGATGGATTGTGATGGGGCTGTAGCAATCCTATACAGGGCTGACACTGCATAAGCGTGACTGGTTGTTCCAACCACGGCAGTAAATATAGGATTGAGTTTGAACGTTGATAGTGTAACGCTTTGACTGACCATATTACGACAAATATCGGAATATGCTTCAAGAGAACTGGAACTTATCCAAGGCATATAATTATTGTTTAAAAGGAACTAATTCGTTGAGAACTTCCTGGCGATGTTTACAGCCGGAACACCCACTGACGTGGGTCCTACCACCAGATAATTTATCAATGGTATGAGCAATAGGTCGGGCCAGTTTCTCAACGATGTCTCCCAAACCCCTGGCGTGGACTCTATATTTGTTTAGAAGTTCATTGTATGAGGCTGTATCTATTTCGAGAAACTCACCGTTGACTGCTCCGTGTGCAAGGACATCTTTCAGATAGTCAGGAGGACGATTCTTCGCATTGGCTTCAATTGCTTTCAAAAGTATTCTCATAAGAATAAATAGAGTTTAAGGTGGAGGAAAAACCATGTCGCATGTTGGAGAGACACCCACCCCATTGGCAATATATGTTTCTGCAAATCTGGAATCTGAACAAACGCATCCCTCCTTTGATAACCACGGAATCCACGGTGTACCATAATTATGATATTGATATGCAACGAATGGGGCACAGGATTCAGCTAATGGAAATATACCCCAAGAATTCGCAGGTGAATTGCAAACATTTCCTTCTGGACAATTTGGGGTATTGAGTTGCGCCACCGTAAGACAACCCAAATGTTTCCCTCCTATCAATGGTGGAGCACCTGTTGGAACTTCGCATCGTGCCTCAAATACATCTCGGGCAGCAAAGTATTTATGACATGGAATACCCAATTCAGAATCACCTGGAATATCTGTCTGGCACGTTCCATTGTCTTCGGCCCATGAACAATTGGAATCACACGCATAAGTAGTAATCTCTGTATCTGGGTCAGTATTGGGTATGCAAGTACAAGGTGGTGCCTGATAGTATAAATCGTCCATCTGTTGAGTAATAATTCCAGCCCAGTAGGTCGGATATACCTGGTCAAGGGGGACGAATGTATTTGGTGCCCATCCACAGTTATGACTCGAACTGTTAAATGATTCTTTATTTGGAGAGAAATAAGCAGCATTGGCTCCACATGGATTGAATGGCATACAAGAAGTTACACAAGACATACTGATAACATTTGGGTCAAGTCCACATGCATTCTGATATGGTCGTGGTTCTGGAATAAGTGTAGGTAATTGACTGCAAGGTGGAGTAAATGTTATGCAATCTGACAATCCCATATTCCAATTGTATTCTCCAAGAACCCGATTATACTCCCCAAGGTCTCTATAGTTGTATAACCATGTTTTATATGTGAAATCACCTTTACCATTCGTGTCATTCCAAGCTTGATCGGGAGAGAACTGATTCTGAATAGTACCTCCGCCAGCGTAAGGAGATAGAGTTGTACCATCAATACCATCAATGGTAATCGTATCAAGACCTATGACGTGGATATTATGGAATCCGTTGATTGACGTTAATCCTTTAACACCCACAATCTGAACGGCATCACCATCAATAAGATACCCACCACTGGAAATTGAGCAAGTAACTGGATTCTCATTGCTAACAGCTAAAATATCCAATGTTCCACAAATGCCAGGCACAGATTTCCATTGGAGTTTGTATATCATTCCACTACCACAATCACTTATGGGTGTGGTAGGAAAATATGAGGCGCTCGCCAACCTTGGTTCAGTCAACGTGATAGTATAATTCCAATCACTACTGGCTTCCCATAGACCATCCAATGTACTAGTGCCACAAACAAATACTTTTGTGCTTTGTATGTCAGTAGGAGGACCACTCGGTTCAATAAAGATAGTATTATCCGATGTACTTGAAATACAACGAGTACTTGATTCGCTTATAGCAAGTCGGTCAGCCCCACAAGGTCTGATATAATTAAATGATTGTTTTGGAAACACTGCTTCAGCATATTTACATGCCCATAGGACCTCATCGTGGGGCTGACTTGGACCTGCCAGATTACAGGTAGAAGGATGAGTCCATAGAAAACTTGAACCAAGGAATGCACCTTGGGGCATGGAATTTCCTTCCATATAATCGAGCCAATTTGTCGCCCTCGGTGTTCCACAGTCAGTAGAGGATGCCCCCCAGTCCAAAACATATGGGGCATAACATGTCTCTGTATCAGTAACGAATGCACAAATACAATAATTAGGATGGTCAAAATCCCATACATAATCTATTCCAATGGGTGCTGGTGCTCCTTTGATAACACCAGTATAGAAACTTGTAGTTTGACATTGAGGAACTGATGGAATTGCGAGACCTTCATCGTGACAGATTTTTGGCCCAAGTGTGGTAATAGCATCACGTCTCCACGGTAATTGTAGGTCGTCACCTAAGTCCCACAATGCCATCATGTCAACCATGTCTTTTTTAACATCCGAAATCGTATACGGGTTTGCTAAAATTGCATGTAATTCTGAAGTATATGTTCCTCCAAAACTATATGACGGTTCAAATTCAGCACCATTGATATTGTCGTAAGTTGTTTCCGAAAAGGTAAGTGTGGAAGTTCCAGACGTTACCGATGCACATTGTTCATCACCAACACACCAACTTGACTCACCATTTGTATTGACATTTTCTATTGTTTCGCTAAATGAATTAGGAGTTACGGTTATTGAATATAGTGTTATATCGCTTGTTGAAGTTACGCCTCCACAACCAGCATGACATATTTCGGCTGTAATATGCCATTCGGCGTGCCAAGAACCAGGTCCATCACTCGTCAGCACTTGGGGTATTCCCATGATGAAATAGAACTTTGAATATTCAATAGTAAATGAATTGGCTAAAATAGATATATTACTATTAGCATTTTCAATCAGTCCCAGTGCTCGTTCTGATTCATTTGCAATTGCTATATCATCATAATATCCATATGAACTTGAAGCACAACTGGCAACGACAACATCTCCATATATATCCACGGTAGTTGTAGCAGAAGCATCACATCCACGGTCAACCGTTGAACCTGCTTCACATGTCCGGCACCATATTGGAGACCCCGGGAGCGGGCAACCTTCACTCGTGCAATCACAAGGAGTATATCCGTCTATACAACAGAATTCACCGGCACCTTCGGGAGTATAATAAGAGCATACTGGACTTGTTTCATTAAAATTTTCAGTAAAAGTTGCACTAATGGTTCTGTATTTTATCGGGTCAGAAGAACCCAAATCTGCTTCGTGATACCAGCAACCATCCCCGCAACAATCAAATCCATCTGGGGCTTGCCAGTCACGACTGGTATATGATTTTCTACCAGACCATGTTTTATTTGAATATAGATTTTTATATCCAAATGCTCTGTTGTCAGTATTACATGGATTACTGGAAGCAGTATCTTGACTCTGAGAATAACAATTCCAGTAATTACCTACGGGGAAAGTATAACTACCTGTGCCAGTGCAAGCCTGAATTGATGCCGAGTTAAAACCCATATGGCACCATATAAAACCATTGACACCATCACCGCAAATGAAATTCTGTGGCGGGTCTGAGGCATATGGAGAGCAACTTGATTCAAGTCCCCCGCCTTGAGCTATCTTAAATACAGGTATCCATGTAGGTGGGGAAGGAGACCCAGTTGCATAATTCAACATCTTAGTGACGTTGTGCTTTATCTTGATGCTGCTTGATTCTGTCCCAATTAAAGAAAATGATTGGCCGCATCTTCCCAGCACGGGAATCGGGTCATGATAAACCGTTTGGCCACATGCAGGACGTATGTTCATAATTAAAATGTCTTTGTTTCATCAACAGGATACATACTACCCGAAGATAGATTACTAGCGTCAACAAGTACAGGCGTGGTAGTTCCATTAGAACAGTAATTTTGAGTCATTGGAAGTAAAGATAAAAGTTCCCAATATTTCCCTTGAGTCTTGGTCAAATTCGTCCTCTGCAATTCAGCAACATTGCCCCACTCGGGCCAATCGGGGGAATAATTTACATTCGCCAATCTAAGATATTGAATGTTTTTTTGTTCGAATGGATTGAGCGTAAGGAAATTGCTATTGCTGGTTGCTTCTGTATAATACTCAATGTTACCCATATGAGCGACTAATTCCGCATATATAAATGCATTTGGGATTGGTGATACACATATCCAGGTTCCAACAACTGGATTATCCGATCTAAGTCCATATGCAATTGTGTTATTGTCATTGGTGGCATAAATACCAACGCTAATAAAAGCACTCTGAGGATATATGGTTCCGCCAATAATTAGTGACGGTTTTCTTGGTGGAACGGCTGTAGAAGCATTAGTATATTGTCTGGTTACTTGATCTGTAAACCTCTCTCCAAAGTTATAGTTCGTGTCAGGTAACACTCTCACAACATCATTCACCCCATATGATTGAACGGGGTCATATTTCCCGCAATAATTCATGAACGTGGGTGGATATTTGTATTGTGGAGAGATAGAAATAGAAGACCCCATGTGGGTATTACGCAACAAAATATCACTGCTCTTAGAAAGAGCTTTTTCACGAATAACATCTGTTACCGAATTCGCCCAATAACTAAACGGGTCATTTGAACTTCCTACTTCTCTTAAATCACTCATATGAATCGGTAGTTTATGTTGATAGAGGACCACCAAACACTGACGGGTCTGGTTCTGCACCGGAAACTGCTGGATCATATTCTCCCCATTTTGGTCCTGCACTCCAATTATTAAATACCCAGTGTTGACTGATAGAGCATTTGAGCAAAGAAATCATTTGGTATTCGGCAGGATATTGTAGCCATCCAATATAGGATACAATACCATTTTTATCCATAACATATCCTTCGGCTATTACAGGTAATGCCGTCGTTCCATTCCAATTTGTAGCATCGGTTTGAACTGGCATGTTTGTATTAATAACTGTTGGCATACGACTCAGAGGATTGGGTTCTGCGGTACTATATTTAGTAACCAAATCATCTTTGAGAAATATTTTACCATCCCACTCTGGATGCAAAAGAAGTGATGTGGTATCCGCGCTATTACTAACAACTATCGTCTTCTTCAACGTATGAACCCATCCTTGTTTTCCCTCTACTCCTGATCTTTTAAGATTATAGGCAACAGTTGCCTCCGCCCAATGTTCAATGTCATCATCCCCCCACGGCGTGAGTGTTTGTTTTTCCGCAGGAAGTTTCATTTTCATTTCTATATTTTGCTTGGTCAAAGTACTAAGATTCTGAATTAATTTTCTATCATTAAGTTCAAGAAGATTCTTTTCAAACGGTTGATATGAAAGTTCCCAAGTAGCAATGGGAGCGGGTTCATGCTCAATATCATTGATAATAATGTCCACGGGGAATGTAACTTCCAGTGTCCATATGTGACCCCCCGAAATTGAATACTCAAAACCCGCTGTTTGACAGTCATTGGCCATGTCGGTAACTTGCTGTTGAGTACCTTTGAAGACGGATTTGCTTGTTCCACCTGTACGTGGATTCCAGGTACTTGTAGTTACGCCTGTGACAAGTGCATTTCTAATAATTCCACGCAATGTGGTATTGTTTGGAACTGGTCCTATTTGTCCTAAATTACTCATATTATTGTGTCAAATTACGTTTTAATGCCGATGATGCCGGTTGTGATACGGGGGTTGAATGTGGGGTTGCGGGATTAAATACCGGAGCATTCTGACTTGACATTCCTGGCGAACCTGCTTTTCCATACCCACTTGGTCCCGCTACTCTCGCTGGTGATGGTGCCAATGGTTGGCTCATTGGAAATGGACTTGTTGATGGTGGAGTCGCGGGAGTAGAAATTTGATCTTTACGAGTATTCTGTTCAATCATAGATAGAAGTCGCTCAATACGATAATTCGTATCAATTCCCATTAAACCACCAATCTTTAGGAATTGATTGTTCCCCCCCATAGGCCCAAGTTCAGGAAGTTTTTCGGTGGGAAGTTTTCTATTTGTTTCATCAACTGGTTTCACCAGTCCGCGTCCAGTAGCATGTTTCAAATCTTCTACCACGTCTTTCCAATGACCAGTCATTAACTGTATGTAAGTCATAGGATTAGACATGACTTTTAACATACGGAACAATATAATAAATCCTGCCGCAGCCATTTGAAGAATAGTAAGACCATCATGAAGAACAACCAAGAATTTCTCCCACTCATCTCTCATTGCCGCCATAGCCCTATCGTCAATCGTAAATCCGAACTTTTCGGATTTCTCGATAGATTCTCCAGCTTTCTTTATTTCCCGTCCACCTTTTTTCCCCCCGATGACATCCAAATCGGCTACTCCGAGTTTTTTCTCGGCTGCCCTTTTAGCAATAAGTTTTATCAATTCAGCATCATCCAAATGTTGCAATTGTTCTCTTGTAATACCAAGTTTCTCGGCAATTTCAGCTTCTTTAGAACCACGAACAAGTGCCTTCTCGGCAAAAATATCTACCTTATGCATCATCGTTTCCAAGAATGCCAAATCCTTACCCATCAATTCAGCGGCAAAAGATAATTGCTGAGCTTGGGTAGTAGTGATATTCAACCTTGCTGCCGTTTCTTCCATCTCCTTGGCAAATTTAGCCGTGTTAACAGTAAAAGCAAGAATGGCTGCCCCAGCTGCGGCAGACGCACCGATGACTGCTCCCATGCCAGTCATAGCACCGACTCCACTGATACCCCCACCACTAATAGCCCCGAGAATACCTCCCCCAAATCCTCCCTTTCCAAGACCTTTCAAACGGTCTTCCACACCAGACATGACTCGATTGAATCCTTTGGCATCAGCACCCACGGAAACTTGAACTTTAGGACTTGCCATAAGAGCCTCCATTCATTACATTGGTCATACCTTCTTCTCCTACACCAGTATCATTTATACGAATGAACCCGTTGAGAGGCTTTCCAATTGAATTGAAATAACCTATGATGTTCCGTTGGCGTATCATATCCTTATCGGCATACCGTGGGGCAAGATGTGTTGGAGTATCAAACTCAAATATGATATGACGAATAGAGTCATATCCATCTACAAAATATCCCATAGTATCTATATGGATGTTGGGATGAATAATGTTGTATCCCATTTTGTTTAACTGGTCGAAACATTCGGTCGCTCCTCTGTCTATTCGGGGAGCTATCTTTAGTTCTTTGAGACGATTGACAACAGACTCGCGCAATTTACGCTTACTATCTGCCGCCCATTTGTATCCTTTGTGAGCATTAGACAATTTGTTTCTCAAAGTTCGGTCTGCCTTTTTTCCCTTGTTCGGAGAAACACTTCCCGTCAATGTAACTGAAATCTTCGTCTTTTGTTCATCTGACATGGGAATACCCCTATTCCAAGCATTCTGACCCAAGTGTGCCTTTCTCATGCGTTCACGATATTCGGGGTTCTCCCAAAGTCGTTTCACTGAATTAGATATGTTTGGATTAACCATTTGTTATTCCTTTTTTACTTCTTTTACTGGTTCGGCTTGTGCAGCAAGTCGTTCATCCTCATCAATTTGCCAATCGGCCATCAAAGTAATTAGTCCCTTGTTCTCCAAGGTCTTGAAATAAAGGGATAATGCTTTGGCCACTGGCATATCAAGTATCTCTGGTTCCGAATAGTTCATTTCTGTCATAAGGACCGTGAAAATATTCTGAATCCAATGTGCTCCTGATTCTCTGTCGTCATCATGGTTTCCCTCGTCGAAGTACTTCGGAACTGAAATACCTTCTTTACGATACATGTTGAACAAGGAGAATTTGTTCATCAGTTTCCAATTGGGATTATTATTTGCTTCGTTTGTAAGAACTTTTAACCATTCGGTTATCCACCCATCCCGCTCTTCTATATTAGAATACCAATCGAGAAACTCATTGTACTTGCGGCAGCATATGGCTACTCCCACAAGTAAGTCCCAAACGGTTCCTTCTCTATTAACATCATCGGGGCCAAACGCACACTCAAATCTCTTCATCAAGATAAGATGGCCAACCGACAGACTATGCAATTTGCAACCGAGAATCGTATATGGTTCGGGGATTGATGATTGGACGAATTGGTCAAGCTGTTTGCTCATATAGTTTGCATAAGTGGGTATCTGCTGAGTTTAACGCTTACCCGTACTGCGGTTGTATTACTATTAGATACTGATACATCATCTACTAACCACTGTCCACGGGCTGAATTAATGGCATAGTTGTATCCGCCATCACTGGAAACGGCAGGATAGATAGAATCACTGACAGATACAAATGAACCGATCTGGGGAACTTGTACGGCAGCATCATAATAATTATGCGCTGGCTGGTACGCTACATATACGAACGAGGCTTCTTCTCTATAATTCCAATAGATTTTACTGATGGTAGTATCTCCCCCATCAGTTATTTCTTCGGAATTAGCAATATAGTGGTGCTCACGAGATTGAAACATCCCATTGACACCCCAAATTGTGGTGCCTATGCCGAATGATATACTTACGCCATGTACTTTGGGCATATACCTCCTTTGGTTGGCCAAATACTGTCAACGATTAAGAGGTAATCAAGGCGTATCTGGTTGCTTTGACGGTGACTCGAACTGCCGTGGTATTGCTCCCCTTGATGTCCACTCCATCGCATAGCCACGAGGTTCCAGCGATTTGGCTGTAGGTAGTGTCCGTGACGGTGAATGCATCTCCAATAGTTGGGTATGTTACAGTTGCCGTTCCAGATGCAGCACCCGTTTGAGTGGCCACATATTCGGACGTACAAGTTTCACGACCCGTTCCGTAGAAAGTCTTCTCGACTTCATCGCCAGTTCCATTTCGAATGATTTCATTATCAGATTCAAGTGCGTGGTCTCTTGTTTGAAAGACACCGACTACACTGCCGATTGCTGAGTTAACACCGAAGTTCACTGCGATTCCGTGGTATTTATTTCTGTCTGCCATCGCTTTATCCTCCTAAGACATTCTTACATTGTTTTTTGACAGCGTTATACCGCCAAAATTTCTTAGGCTTGAGAATGTCTATAATCTTCTGCTGCCTAATTAAATCTTTTTGTTGTTGATGACCTTTATTGTGGTATTTGGAATCATATTCCAACACTACGCCATGTTCTTTATCATACCCGTCAATATAGAACAAATCCGTATCGGTATGAACCTGATAATTTGGCTCAAACTTAAATCCCATCTTATTCCAGCAGGCAATCATTTCTAATTGACCTTTATCAGTTCTAACTTTCAACCATTTAGAATGGTGAAGCCCCGTAATATGTTTTTTACGCACGTCGGGCCGATGCATTGCCTCTACAATAGAAGGGCACTCTTTGTCTTTATTCCAAGGAATTTGTCCCTTATGTGATTGTGATACATTCCGTCTTGTTTCCAAAGATACCTTTCTACCTAATCCCTGTCCCTGCCTACCTTGCATTGAACACAAATGGCACATTCCATTATGACGTATTGCCCGCTCAAAAGATACTATGTTCCTATAAGAGATAGACCTATTGCATTGTGGGCAAGTTCTATTCATATTAAGTTAGTGTTGATATAATATCAAACACATATTCTTGTACCCATGCGTCACCCGACATACTATCGCTGGTTCCTTCTATGAAATATTCATAGCAAAAGAACCCAGGATAACGATTGAGAATGTCTTTCGCATATACTCCATTACTGCCCGAGCAAAATGCATTAAAGATTGTATCGGACAAACTCGATGTTGTGGAAGTATCGTATGCTATTTGTTTAACCAATACGTGTGTTTTACAATGACTAATTCCCGAAAACGGGAAGTCCTCAGTCGCATTATCGCAGAAGCAGATAATTGCGGGGGCCTCTTTATCCACATTACTGATCCCAGCATAGATACCTTTATCAATCGTCAACCCCAACCCAGACGTAACCGAGGCACTGTATGCCAAAGCGGCACACGCCAGTTCAGTTGTTCTTAGGATTGGTAATGACATATTATGACTGTTGGGCGATAACCTCGATCACTCCCAGTCCTTGCTGAACAAATGTTCCAGATACAGCGGGAGCATAACTTCCGATTACTCTCCCAGCTAAAGTAATCGACCCCGACCAGTTAGTTGTATATTGAAACCCAGGATAAATCATACCTCCCATTGGGTATCCATTCGCACTGCCTGATATTGCTATCAAACTTTGTGAATAGACATTATCATTATTGATTATGGTCAAAAGAGAAACGTCAGCGCATGACCCCACACTTATACTGGTCCATGAGGAACCAGTTAGAGTGGTTGACGATGCCACATAGTTGCTGCTTGATACATTAGTAAGAGTATTGGTTGATAATGTGTTTCGAGCATCATCAACTTGAGTCGTAACCGATGTGTTTACTGATATTGAATTCATATATTTTCTATTCTGTTATCGAGGAATTTATCCCCCGAGTTTTTTTCCACGTTCTACAAGTTTTTTTTCGATGTAGTCACGCATTGACTGTGTTTCGTCCGCCACACTTTGTATTGCGGCAGCTTCCATTATTTTAAATCCCTTACCACTCAATTCACTTATTGAGTTCCAAATACTTGCCATCGGACTCCAATTGGTCAGACTCGGAATTGCAGGTCTTGCCCCGCCCTTATCAACACCATACTTCTTAATCCCTGCTATTGATTTTCCATTCTTTTTTGGAACTACTCTTTCCAATAATTTTATGGCTGGTATCCATCCCGCCTTGATGAAATTCCGCGACTTTTGTCTGAACCGCACAAACCGGTTATATTCCATTGCCATTTTAGGTCCATATAGACCTGTCAATCCATTTTTAGCACGACGTTCTTGAGCCAAAATCGCTCCCAATGGGGCGGGAGGATAATCTCTTGACATCATTCCCAATTCAGTAGCAATCTGCACTTTCGGAACCGCTTTTGTATTGGCTACGCAATTTCTGGCAATGTAATAAGCGTGTTGATTTACGGCCTCTACTAAATCACGACTGGTATAATTCATATATTCCGAAAACACACGATCAAATTCGACAGTCGAGACGTTTATAGTAAGACCATTAGGCATATTCGTACCCCCTATATACAGTTTTTACTTCTTCATTATTATATGCCAACACTCTCTTAAATTCTGTAAGTGGTTCGCCTTTATCCTCAAAATACCTAATGATATTATTTTGACGAATCAAGTCCTTTTTCGCTTGGTGTGGAAGTGTATGATATTTTGTATCGTATTCTATCCACGCATGTAAACGGTCATCATATCCATCCGCATCATAACCCAATGTATTTGGGAATGGTGTTGGAACAAAATTCGCATTATGTTCTCTATTATATTTATTGAACCATTGGTTGGCTCCCACATCAATACAGGTTGCCATTCCCGTTTCCAAAAACTTCTTGAGCATAGCACATCGAAGTTGTCGTTTTACATCCTCGGATAACGGACCCATTTTCTTTCCTTTACTCCACGGTATATTACCTTTATTAGACATTCCTATTTTCTTTTTAGTAATTTCAGAATGAGGACCGTTTGATAATCCTGTATGAACCAATGAAAGTTTCGCTCTATGTTCATCTGATAAAGGTCCACGAATTATACCTTTTAATGCCAACGATACTTTTCTTTTACTCTCTTCTGAGTTTATACATCCTTTACGAGACATTTTTGGTCGTATTCCCATTTGACGTATTGATCGTTTTTTACCCGCACATTTACTGCATATACATTTCTCCAAATGTAATCTTCGGACATTAAAATAATTGGTATGCTCAATAACATTACCACACGATGGACATTTTCTGAACCACTTATTATCCGTGGTCCAAACACTTCCATCATCAAGCAATTGTTGTTTAGTTACCATACTTAAATACCTCTCGAATCATCGACACAAATCAATCTTATAAACGCATCAGTCGTATCTTGTCTAACTGTCTGGATTCTATATACTCGACTCTTATAAGTAATTTTCTTTTGTGACCTCGGATAAATCCCGTCAGCAAATAATTCTTTAAGCACCGAAATACTCAAATCCGCATCTATCGAAAATCCACCGACTTCAAGAGTAGCAATGTCGCCTCTGCTTGATGCTATACAAGTATAGCTCTCTCCTTCCCACTCAAAAGTTTGATCGCCCAAATCTGCGGCAATCATTTTCAAATCGTTGATGATTGTATCTTGTAATGGAAATGTTGACATATACAAAAAACGGGATAGGATGAGATTCCCCACCCCATCCCGTGTAAACTAACACTATGAACCCAAATCTTAGCTTGTGGTAATTGCCACGGCTGCTCCAGGAACACCGGCAACAGCCTTGAAGAGCACCGTTGCACCAATTACGTGAGCACGACGGCTTTCGTCATAGTACTGCTCCACCAATACGCTCAAGTTTGAACGTGGAGATGTATATGCAAATGCTTCACCATTGGCGTGAGTAACATCTGGCAAAGCTGTTGCGAGAACTGCCCAACCACGTTGACCAGCAATGGCTGTCACCGTATTGTTACCAAATGAACCCGTTAAGGATGGAAGCAAGTTTGTACCAATGATACTAATACCAAATGGGTTGTTCATACCAGTACCACGCAGAAGAGCATCAGCACCAGCAGCGTTTCCACGGTTGGAAAGGTCGCCAATCAAATTCCAGAAGCTGGCATTGCTTGCCATAATAAATTCTGGTTTGATATTAGCTGCCGCCAAAGCTCCACCGATTTGTGCCACCGTACTACCAGAGAAGGATGTGACCGCAGGAACGTGAAGCGAGCTTGAGTTAATTCCACCAATACCAGCGGCCAATGATGCACTCAAAAGAGAACGTTCAATTCCGTAAATTGCGGGTTGTAGGAACGTCTTGACTAACAAGGGGATACCCAAGTTATGCGCCTCGACATTGTTAAACTTATACAAAACCCCGGTGTCGTCATCAAGTGTGACTGTTATGCCCGTTGTAGTTGCATCCATAAACACTGGCCCAGAGAGTTGGCTCAATGAAGCGGTTGGATATGTAGCGATAGGAATGACTACGCTCTGAATGCCAACAGGCATATCAGCGCCTTTGAAAACTACGCTGAAAGCATCAAACGGACTAATGCCAGGATACACGGGTTGGAGAGCATCAAGCTCTGCTGCGATAGCAGGAACGTTGTAGCCAAGAAAGGTCTGGGCCATAGTTGAAATCGAATTTGCCATAAAATTATTTTTTTCCTTATATTGTGTACTAAGAGTACACGTCTTTGTTTAATTATTTGTTTGCTGCTTTAGCATTACTTGCACGTACTATGTCCGCACGATTGGTATTGTAGTAAGCAGTTTTTTCTGTTCCAGACGACATAGCTAAAAATGTATTCAGTTTTGCCTCTGGAGAATTATTTGTAACGTTGTTGGAAATCGGCGGTAAGTCATCAATCGGTACACCCAAGTTCGCTACAATAGTAATAGCCTTTGCTTCACTTGAAGCAGAAGCTTCCTTCACTTGGTTTGTTAAATCGGAAATCGTTTTGTCTGTTGCGGTCTTCAAGTCAATAAATGCTTTGTCACTTTCTACTTTAAGTGCCGTCAGTTTGTTGTCATACTCCGCCTTCATTGTAACACTAGCTTTCTCACTATCTGCTTTCAGTGTGGTAATTACATTGTTATGCTCCGCTTGTGCCTCAGTCATATCCTTTGACATATCCTTGAGATTGGTAACTTCGTTTTCAAGTCCCTGGCATTTTTCAAGCAAGCATTTCTTTTCTGCTTCAATAGCAGTAAGTTCCTTATGAGTTATGATTTTCATATAAATATAAATAGTGTTGTTTCAATCCAATCGTTTGTATTTGTTAGCTATTCAGTAACGCCAGTACCTCTGTAATATCGGGGACAATGCCGTCAATGAATCCTTTATCTATTGCCTCTTGTCCCCTAAACATTTGGCCTTGCATATTGTTTTCTTCAATACTGCGAGTCTTACTGACAACTGTACGAAATTCTGCACCGCCTTTATCTACCTCAGATTGAATATATGCCGCTTGTTCATCTGTAAGCATTTGTGTCGGGTCTCCTAATCCTTTATACTTTCCCGACTTGAACATCCTTACTTTAATACCTTCGTTATCCAGCATCTTTGAGTAATCCTCAATAGTGCAATATTGTCCAATGGCTCCGATGTCAGCATCTATGCTTGCGAGAATTGAACTAGCCGCACATGAAATATAATAAGCCGCCGAAGCATTTAGCAAATCACTGTACACAACTGTTTCCTTTTTAGCTTCCATTTGAGAAATCAAATCATAAGTGCTTTGTAATCCTTGGACGTATCCGCCAGGACTTGTCACATGTAGAATAACACTCGTAATGCTATCGTCTTGCAATACTTCCTTAAGTTGAACGTCAACAATGTCTAAATCACAAATACCAAGAAAGTCACATACCTCTTGAGGAAGTCCTACGCGTTTACAGATAACACCTTCAAGCGTAATGATTGCGGTTGAACCTTGAATGTCTGCCGCGTCGTTTAATACACTGCCGCTATCTGGTTCCATCATTGGCATACCGTCAGCTAAATACTTGTCAATCTTGGCGGATAATGCACTGGCATATTTAGGTATTATTCCAGTTACACTGTGTCTTAAATCATATTGTAAAGCGAAAATGTTATTCATATTATTTTTTAGTTGCTGCCACTGGTTCCGCCACAGGTTCAACCACGGGCGAGGCATTAGGAGACCTTTGTGAAAGCAAATTAAGTGCTGCTGACATTGTGATATTATACTTCGTTGATAGATTGGTTGCTCGCTCCAATAGGTCTTCGGTCTCTAGCGTTTGTTGTTCCCTAATTGCCCACCAATCTGCTCCCTTTTTAGCAGATATTTCACTAAGAGTATTAACACCCAACTTAAATCCCTCTCGATCTGCTTGTAATTCGTATCCATTATCTACAGATAGAAGCCCAGGTTTAGTGAAAGACCAAGAGTACCAGTCAACGTTATTCTGGGGAATAAACCCCGCATTCATCGCTTTAGCAATGGCATAATTTACTATCCATTTAGCTCTTTTCTGAAGAGTTATCTGCCTCGAAGAGATAGATTTACGAGCCAAATCCTGGACTAATCTTACGGAAGCTCCACCTACGGCTGAAGCGTTTAAGAGTTCAACTGGCCATCCAATTGAATAAAGAGCCTTGCGTTGAATCCTATCCATGAACTCCGAAGAGTTTTGAGAAGGTCGTTCATCCGTCATGGACTTGATGTCTTCATCCGCACCCGCATGAAGATAATAAACTTCTCCACCTTTAATATATTCAAGTTGTAGGTCGTTTGGTACGACTGCTGCCCCGCTGGCGTCCTCGGTTGCTCCAACAAATCCAGCACTCGCAGCACTCGTGTCGGGCACGCCATTTTCGGTCGAATGTATAAGCCCAATGGAAGATGCGATTTTTAATCCTCTTTTGGTGTATTCGGCAATGTCCTGGGAATCGAGCCAGTCAAGTGTCGAACGAGCAATCCTACTGATACCATGCCCGCCCTGATCACTCCATTCCGGCTCATACAAATTTTGAAGGTTGGCAGAAGATATATCTACATCGTCATCAACAGTGTCCCCGAGAATTCTGTATCCAATACATCTTCCCACATCATTAAATATGCATCCATCCGCAATGTCATAGCCTGCAAATTTTCCAGTTGTAACTGTTTTGCTACTATCTCTCTGAGCAATTCGGTGCGATGCAACTAACATCACCTGCGGGTACCCCGAACGAGAAGTTGTTAATATTAATGCCGAATCCCCGTCAACGTCAATTGAAAGAGAGGATAGAGTAAGAGTAGTTCGGAAATCGAAATTAGGACCGAGAACATTGCAGACAGGATAGAAATTTTCCAAGAGCCATGTCTCGGCTTCGTCTCCCCATTCTTTATCAATTCCAGTATAACCTGGGGAAAAAGCATCACCAACACACCATTGGGATTTTGCGAGAATCGCCCCACCTAAATCAGTCATTGAAGCGAATAGACCACGAGCGAACCTGATTTGGGACAATCTATCGTAAGCAGTTTGAACGTTTTTTGTGTCTCCGACCACCGTCAAACGAGGACGATACTTACCATAGTTACCTGAACTATTCGGGGTTGGGTATAGAGAACTCGCCACTGGTTGACCTCTACGGTCAAGAATGCGATAGGATTTCTCCTTTGGTATGGCTGATGCTTTCTTCTTTCGCATAGAAATTATTACAACATGAAGGCTGGTGAGGTACGAGTTACACGACGACCAGGATCAAGAAACCAATTGCATTCATCCAGAATACGAGACAGCGAAAATCCTTGAGTTTTTGTCACTGATGTACCCTCACTCGACCATCCCGTGATTGTTGTCCCCCCAACTCTGAGAACGGATAACACTTGTTCTCGAATAGCGGTTACATCATCAATAGTATCCACGCCTATAATAAATAATCGTCCCATATTATATACATATTGTTCCCCGAGGGCAAACCATCATTATTCCTTCGCTCCAACCTTTGGCTCTTCCGTAGCATTAACCTCTTCTGGCATAGGTGAATCACGCTCCGTTTTCAGAATTCCAGACATGTTACTCGCTAATACTTGGAGGGCTTCTAGGTCGAGATATTCATTCCTGTCCTTCGCATTATATTTTTCCCACCGAATATACTTTCTACCATCCTTAAACACAGCGATAGGACGTTCACTGGTTAACTGCTTGCGATAAACGTCACAGACTTCTTTCGCTACCCAACGTGGTCCTTTTCCATGTATCAACCCATTAAGTATATTTTTTATTTGGTTTGTTGACCATGCCACAAACGGACATCCTTGAACACCAGCATACTTCGGGTCGCCACCAAAGTTCACCGACTTGATTTCCACGGGCGTATAGAACCGCCATACTACTTTGCTTTCTTTCTTATCTTTAATAACATGCTTGAACCCCGGAGATGCTGTACCCTTCGTTGCGAGGTAGCAAAGCCATCTCTTCTGACCACCAATGATTCCCCACCGTCCTGCCTTAGTACAGGCAGTGTACGTGTCTGTCGTAGAGAACCCACTGTCAACAAGCACATTGAAAACCTTCACCAACCCAGTCTTTCGTGTCTCTTCAACCTCGGCCCATGTGTTGCAACTGCCATATTTGATAAGACGACTGTCGCTCGTCTTCTTGCTCCACTCCCGTATAATGTACCAGAAGTGTGGAGAGGTCTCCTGAATGTCTATGGTCATAAACCTAATACTATCAGGACTCTCTATGTTGGGGTCGTAATCTTCCAACGCAATTTCAAGTAGATTGTTATTGCGGTACTCACCGTAACAGATAGCCAATCTCTTCTGGTCAAACTTTTCGAGTGGAACGAAATTGAACATCTCCGCTTGCTTCTTTGCAAATAAAAATTCCTCCACCAGTGATGCCCAACTCATCTGTGGGATAGTCATCGAATTCCAGCGGTAAGATTTCACTGTGCTAAATCCATCCGACTTAGTTTGAACATATTTCCCACCATGAAGAAGCTCCCACCTGTTCTCGGAAGTGTCTGCAATCTTATGAAGACAATGCACACATACCAAATGAGCTGATTTTCCTGCCTCTCTAATGTCCCACTGTCCATCGTGACACGCATCGGGTGACCATTGAAGCCCAGCATATTTTCCGTCGGGCCTACGATAATTCCAATAGTAAATTTGTTCCTTGGAACATTTCGGACATACCCATCCCCATTCGTAAATCAATCCTCTCCTGAACTCCATGTCCCACTCTGTTCCAACAACACCGCCCTGACTTATGTATAGTTCCTTGGAACAATTTCTAAAATCATCTGTGCGAGCATGACTTTCATTTATAAATCCTTCTTCCCACTGCCAACACTCGTCCCCAACAACGTACCGATAGCCCACGCTCGATAAGTCTGCAATTTTAGCACTCCCCAGAAGGACAGTCATATTATTGGTGAACCGAAAGTGCTTCTTTGTTAATGCAAACCTCTCATTGGGGTCAACCAATTCTTTTACGGGTGGACATAAATTTAGAAGTTGAGTCATCCGTAGTCCACCAATCTTCTCCATTTGCTCACCCGTTTGTTGTACCCATAAAAATGTTGAAGGATTATTGGAAATTGTATAGAGAAGAAATATCTCTGCTGCCAAAGTTTTCCCTGAGCGTGGTGGGGCCATTATGTTACATTGGCGAACGAATGGGTCTTGTAGAGCAGCAAACGGCTCAATCATATATGGACTTCGATCCACTGAAAATCGGCCTGGAGGTCTATACGCAGTCGTGAGAGTAACATGCTTCTCAGCCCAAGCATCAATTGAACCAGAAAATGGTGGCGTAAATCCACTTAGAAATGAAGGCAAAAACTCTCGGTCTATTGAAGAAGTAAACGAAGAAACCGATTGCGTTATGGAGACAATTCTATCGGTTAAAAGTTTCATCCCCACCCCTTCAATTCCTTCGTAAGCACAACCATAAAATCAGAAATCGCTTGGTCAACTAATATCTGCCTTTGTGGTTCGCTGAGTCCTTCGAGCTTGGAAACTAATTCTTGCCTGAACCTTGAATTGAGTAGCGAAGATTGTGCGGCGGCGATCCTACGAAGTAACGCATGTACTTCTATACGTTCTACCAGCCTTTCCTTCGTCTTCTCATATTCCATCTGTTCATTCTTGGCAGCATACTCCATCTTAATTGAACGCCAACGGAAATAATCATCGGCATTTCCTTCTACTAAATCCTCGCCATTTTCTTTTAACCACGGTTTCAACTTCGCCCAATAGATACGCCCCGATACACTGAACCCATTTGACCCATCAACTGAATCAGGATGTGCCTTTGCCCTACGAAGCATTTCCATACTTATCCCAGTAGTGGTAGCACATTGCTCAAGTCCAGAGAATACTGCGTTATCTTTCACGGTCGGTGTATCTGCCAATGATGCTGTATGATTTTGAGACATTGTATTGTTTGATGATTGTACCCTCTATATGGTAGTGCGTATGTACTTACTACTGTATGTTGTGTTGTGTTAATTTTTCAGTGTCTCGGATAAGTATATCGAATCTCGGCACCCCGATCCCTATATCTATACACATAAGGAGACTCCTTAGTGGGGTATAGTATATAGATATAGTTCATTTAAATCAATAGAATCAAGGCTGATGTACTGCTGGAAACGCAAACGAATCAATCTTCTTTAGCTTGGGCAGAGCAATTGACTGTTCGGTTCTCGCTTGCTGTTGTCTTCGTAGCAATTCATTGACCAATACGATTTTAGTTTGACCTAATGCAGTCTCTTGAATGGTTAGTTGAAGTAATGTCGTAGTCAACTGTTCATCGGTTAATGATTGTACGTTGATAGGTTGTTCTGTATTCATAATGGTTCATTTGTTATCACACAACAAAGATGTAGATGTGTTACAGGTTCACAGTCTTTGATGAGTTGGATAGTTTGGACTACACACTTGCGATTATCATAGGTCACAGTTACTTGAGGATTATATATGGATATGCCATGTGTGACGTTCTTACACTTTGAACACTTTATAATTTGGTCACCGTCTACGATTACATCTTCGCCCACATCAACAAAGCGTCCACAGTTAGTACAATTAGAACGATATTCTTTTGGAATACCACGTTCAAGTTCTGTGACTCGTGCCTGCAACCTATCTATCTCTGCCTGTAATTTGCTTACAATTGCTGAGTTGATTGCGTTTACTGAATATCTTGGCTCGTTGTTATTCATATCTATTTGTTCTATGAAATATCCTGGCTCTGTATTCATATTATTTTAAGTGCCGCTCGGGATAGTCATATCGTAATACACTTGGCTCTTCACATTTAGGATTTCGTCCACTAATCTTACAATTCTATTTGCTATGATTGATGCGGGTTGTTCGCTATAGGCATTAGATTGAATCATGATTGCCGATGGTAAGGCATTGGAGAGGCCATTGATTGTACTAGACAGTACTTTCATTGTTTCGACCTTATTTGCGTTAAATTCTTGTTCAGTCATATCAATTATTCCTTTTCTTTTTTAAGCACCGCAAAAGGTGTTCCATTTGAATGTTGTTGAAGATATGTGCTGCCCGCATCCCTTGAAAGAAGTTAATGCCGTGCGTGTCATTGAATTTCTCACACCACTTAGACCATCTCTCACAATGCTCAAGTTCTTGCTCGTATTCTTTGCGATACATACGCTCAAACTCTTGGATTGTTTCCATACTGTTAATCACGCCGTTGAGTTTCTTTTTTTGGCACCGACTGCATTATCTCTATACAACGCTACAAATTTGTTCAATTGAGATTGTTTGTCCGCATAATATCTCTTCATTCTATTCTTATTTACTTCCACTTTATGTAGTTTGTAATACTTTTTCATATATTTCAATCGTTGAACCTTTGTCCGCTGATAGTAATCGCTCTTGTATTTCGATATTCGCTCGAAGTTCAATTTGTAATACTTTTTGGCGTGTTCTCGGATATGTTTCATATTCGCATCGTGCCAGTTCTTATTATACTTTCGCACCGAGGATTTATGTGAGGCGTACCAAGCCCGGTGGTACTCAGCCTGGTATTTTTTATAATCAGCCAAATGGGCTTTCCGGTATTTCATTATATCTTTCCGACACGATTCATTATAGCCATTATATTCGCTCATATAACATAACTATATCTGTCGAACGTCAAAGCAATATTTATATTACGATATGAGTAGTTTGGATTTATTAACTGCTATGTATTCTCTGGAACAATTTGAACAATCCACTGGACCGGCTCTTTTA